GTTCCTGAGGAACGTAATCCAACTGAAGTCGTTGACCTGAGTCAACCCCCAATCCTTGGTGACACGCCCATCGCCATGAAAGTTTGTGTTCACAGCCTTAGGTGCGCACCTAGATTCACGCCAAATGATGTAATCCAATTGACGGTACTGGGCTTGAGTGAAACCGACACGTTGTGCCAGTCTCTGCCATTGGGGACATAACAGTTGTGTGTCCGCATCGACGGCGGTCGGAGCGAACCCCAACGCAACCGCCGACACGAAACCGATAATACGTTTACTCACTAGCACTCCTTAGAACGGTTGATAAAACACACTGGCATTCAGCCAGCGCAGACGTAAGCGACTGATACTCATCGCATAGTTCACGGTAATGTTTCGCACCCCCTTTAGAATCCTTAGGGAAACGCTCCAACTTTTTGGCAATCTGGTCAGACCCAATCGCCAAAGACTTGACAACTGTACGTAACTCACCGACAGTGAACTGCACCTCGACAATGTTCTCCATCAGAACGGTTCCTTACTGTCGAATCTGTTACTGAGTTTGGAATACAAATCGTGCGTGAAATGTTCCGGATGCTGGGATGCATACAGCCAAACTTCACGCAACAAATCCAAACCCTCACGGCTGGTACGCATCACAAACATATAGTCGTCGTGCAACTGTTCGTATGCACGGTCGCTAGCGTACAGTTCGTGGTCAAGTTTCCTGCATTCCATCACCAACTCTGAGTTGGACATCTGTTCTAGACGCTCATAGTACGTCATTGTTTTCTCCTGTTCTGGTTTTTTCCACGATGTTATCGGCTCACCGATGTAAGGCATTTTCTTCTCCTAAATGTTTGAGGGTGAAACGTAACGGGCATCAACGTGAATGCCCAGATACGCAATCATGTGGCGCGGAACGTGATACCACGTTTCGCGTGTCTTGGAACGGTCATATCCGATTATCTCGACATCGATGTTCACGGTGTCGCAATCGAATGCGTCCCACCCGAGGACACGAATGAATCCTCGGGCGGTCAACATCTCATCTTTATTGGCGGGCATCAATGACCTCATCATTCTCGTTGAAGTAAATCAAATCCTTGAGTTCGTTACCAGTGATTTTGCGCATCGCAGGAGTCTCAGAAACTTTTGTCATCGTGCTGCACGCACACTTGGTGTTCGGTTCCTGACACCACATACAGAACTCGCACGTTGGGCAAGACAACGGGTCTTCCATATCGAAGTCGTAAATCTCGGGTGTCTCACACACGGGACACGTCACCTCGTATAGATTCCAGTAGCCCTCCTCTTCAGCCCACTCGTCTTCAGTGAACTCGTACGGAGACTGGTTGTCTTTCGTTGTGGTCACATAGCCACCCCAACCCGATGTGTACGTCGAACCATAACTGTAGGTGTTGCCACCCCAACGGTACTTGTACGAGTTGTTCGACCACCACACACCGTCCTCATCCCAATGACCGTCTTTCTCATTGAGAATGTAGAACGGTTTGACAGCCCACTCGTCAGTGGTCAGCACCACAAGTTTGGAACCAGCCGCCCACTTCTCAAGCGAGGCAAACGTGTCCGGCTCGTCAAGCGCATACACGCCACCGATAGACGGCAGATACGTGTCAGCGAAGATGCGTGTGTCGGAACGTGTGTCACCCTTGGGGACTTGGATTGGCAACATACCGTTGTGACCGACAACCGTTCTCGGGTCGCCACCGACACGGAACGGGTGACAGTTGTCGACGTTCGTAGTGCCGTGCGTCGTGATACGGGAATGGAACAAGGCGTGACCGTGGTGACGCCTACGCACCTCAAGGAACTGGTCAAGCACCTGCTCAAAGTCCATACCGTGACCCGTGACAATCTTGTTGCCACAGACCACGGCAAAACCGTGACCGTCGTCGTTATTCCACGCACCTGTACGCAGATGCTCGATGTTTGCTGTTGTGCCCTCAGGCATGAATGTCAAAATACACATTTGGTGTACCTCTTTCTGTTGAATGTTTACTGTATGAAACTTTGATGGATTGGATACTAGAACAGGTTGTCACTAGAGGACACCATGAACTGATTGGTCACGTCTTCGACGTCATCAGCGTCGGCAATCTGCATCGGAGGTGCGACAGACACAGCGTCAGTCTCCACAATCAGATTGTGCAACTGCTGGTAGCGCGGCTGGAACGACACCCACTCTGCGAAGTCCGCAAAGTTGAAACGGTGACGCATCTTCTCGACACGCCTGTCGCCAGTGTAACGGACAGCAGCCTCAGCGAACTGCAAGTACGCCTGCACACGCTCAACACGCATCGTGGAACGGAACATACGCAACTCGACAGTCGCATCGTTGAGCAGGTTCACTGCGTACGTGCGGCTGTACTGCGAGGCACCACGCCTAGCGCAAGCGAAAGCCTCATTCAGATAACGCTTGCTCATATGACCGTAGTGAACGTTACGTCCTGCGATACGGGTGATGGACTTGACGTTGCTGTAGATGAAGTACATAAACGCCATCAGATGCGGAGACGCATTGAACCGACCGTGGTCAGGCTTCGTGTAGAACGCCTTACGGTTGACGTGAATGTGAATCCCAATCTCACGAGAACCGACATCCCAACCACGCATACCTTTCGACTGGGCGTCACGAATCAACTGCCAGTCGAAGTGTTCCATAAACGCATCCAGCGTGTGCGGTTGTGTCACCAACTCAAACCCGTTGCTGATTGAACCGTCCTGCTTCAGCATCAGATGGTTGTCCTCGTATGCGTTACGGAACAATTCCGCAATCTCGCGGGTCGGGTAGTCGCCCTCGATGTTCTCCATCTCGAACTCGAGACCCATCGCAATCTGGTTGGCGAACTCTGGGTTGCGCCAGTAGTTGCTCACCAAATGCAAACCGCCGTCCGTCACCGTATGCAAGTACAGCGGATGGAACTTCGTGGAATACGACAGAACCATCTCGCCAAGACACGAATCGTCACAGTCGCACTCATCGCCGTCAGCGAGAGTCGTGTCGCAATACTCGCAAGTGTACGTGCAGTTCTCGTAGCACCCGTAGCACCAAGTCTGGTTGCTGACATCGTAAGAGTCGCCATCAGCGACGGGACCGTTGCAGTTACCGCACGTGTCTGCATACCACGCGCAGTAGTTGCACAACGTGACACCGTTGCGTCGACGCCACGTCGAAACGCGACCCAACGCACGATTCAGCACGACGTTGCCCTCGCACCATTCGCATTCCGCATCGACGTGTGAATGGTGAATCTGAATCTCGTCCCGAGACTCGTCATACCAGTCGACCAGTGACGGCTCGACACGATTGACAGGCACACGGACGTACGTGGCACGCTCGTCCGACCACACGACAGTGTAGTCGGTGACGCACCGAAACTCCGGATACCAACGCCCATCGAACTGGCATTCGACGGCGTCACCGTACAGAATCGGCACGACCTCACTGGGGTCGACCTGCACCTGTGTAGATGTATCTGACATGACCTAACCTTTCTGTTTGTTGTTTGTTGTTTCCACCGATTGGTGGAGTCCGAGCCACAAAGTTTCACCGATGAAACTTTGTGACCCGTCACCATCAACCGACCTCTTCTGGCAATTCCTCCAACGCCCGTTCGTGCTCCTCGTCCTGAACCGAATACTTGATTCGCCTGTGCGCGTTGTATCCATCCAAAAGCATTTCCCCACGAACCAACTCCAACATTTGGAACCTGTGAAACGCCTGCGACGCTATGAGACAACTCTCACTTCCACGGTACACCGACATTGCTTTGAGCGACATTACGTAAGTCTTTGAAATAGCAACCAAAAGCAAGCGAATGCTCTGCTCATTCCACCCGATAAAAACACCGTCCTTATCGTAGATAAATAAATCCTGCGTGTCCTTGCTTCTCTTTTTCGCTTTCCTACCCATCACTGGGTCAAACAATGCCATCTGTTTAGCCGACGCGACAACCGAAGAGTAATCCTCTTCACGCCAAGCGTACTCCAAATCGTACCTCATTTCACTTCCTCCCATTCTCAGACTGACGACAGTAATCGTTTGTGATGTTCACAAGCAACCAACCAAACACGCCCAACAAAACCCAAGCGTAATCCGGCACAGCACCCTCACCCTCAAGCCCACCAACACTGGCAAGCGTGGCAATGAACGCGACAGCGGTCAGCCAACGCTTGAAACGCAACCACTTGCGACGGTCACGAACGTACAACATCACAGCACCTCACTCAAATCGAACTCGCCGCGCACAGAGACATCACTGACGTTCCACAACGACTTGTACGCATTCGACAAATGGAAACGAGCCTCACCGATGGCACGCTCATCTTCCTCGCCGTTGATGGGCAAGGCATAAACAGCCAAACCCAACTTGGAAATGATTTGGAGCATCTGCCCCACACTCACACTCTTTTTCTTACTCATCTCATTTTCCTTTTCTGTTATCCAACACCCGTAGGTGCGGAATCGAACACACCGAAAGTTTCACCCGTGAAACAATCGGTGTGTTCTCACCGCAACTAGCAGTTACAGAACGACAACCCAGTTGCCATCGACAGTACGACGAGCAATGAACCCGTAGCCTTCACCGTCAAGGTCATTCAGATGCCACGACAACGTTTGGAACAACTCCAACGCTTTCTCGCCATCGAGATGGCAGTCACGGAACGTCACGTCGCTCAGGTACTCACGAGTTGCGTCGTCGATACCCGACATCACCACCTCGTACTTCAGGAACCCATCAGCGGGGTCGATGTTGGAACGCAGGGACACTGAATCAGCAATGAACGTAAGCATCGCCACTCCTTTTCTGTTACGAAAGTTTCACCCGTGAAACATTCGACTACACACACGCCGTGAGTAGTGTGTCGCACCTGAACCGCAGAGGGCACGGCTCAGGTACGGACACCACCAACACCGTCAGTGAATCAGGCGAGAGCGAGAATCGCCAGAGCCAACTTCTTCGCCTCAGCCTTGCCGAGCGACTTCACGATGTCGCTCGCCTTGTACGACGCCGACTTGCTGACCGACTTGCGTGCCTGCTTCTCAGGAACGTCGCCACCATTCAGTTCAGCCCTAGCCGCTTGATACGCCTCGTTGATTGTCCCGTAGTCCTCCCAATCGAAGTCGCCACCATTCGCCTGAGCCTCAGCGATGGTCACCGCCTTGCTGACGAGAGACTTGGAGTAGCCCGACACTTCCACGAAGTGCGCCTGCATTCCACGCTCGCCCGTCCTCAGTGCGTCACCGATGGCGAACCACCCACCCAACGCTGTCGCCTCACCAAGTTTCACCAGTTCCCAACCATCGAGAACCCGTTGCGAAAGTTTCACCGATGAAACTTTCGTCGCTGCCGTCGATGCCTTGTTTTCTGTTGCCTTGTTCACTGCTGTTTCTCTTTTCCCGTCACGAAGACGATAGGCACGTTCCCCGTATTGGTAGAACGTGGGCAAGGCGTTGTGCCTTGTCACCTACTAGCGTGCCTGTTGGTGGGTAAGGGTTTGCGCCCCTTATTGGGCTTGGGGTTGTTGGCGCGAATTGGGGCGAATTGGGGCAGATTGGGCGTGTTTCAGCGTCACAAGGGAGGGGTGCATAGCCCCCCGTACGGCCCCAACTGTTAGGGACTCCTTTGGTGCGTGGCGGTCACGGCATAACTTTAGATTCTGGTGTGACGCAGGTCACATGGGGGTGGGGTGTTTTCTATAGTCACCCGATAGGGGTTATGACCCTTTGACCCACTTCTTGTTCTTGGGCTGTGATGTTTTCTTGGGGTCCCATTTAACCTTGTCAGCCCAGTAGGCCGCAGACATGGGGCCACGGGCAATGTTCTTTGCGTGACGGCTAGCAAACGCCTGCTGCTGCCCACGGGTCTGGTTGGTTTTAACACCTTGCTGCCCAAAGCGGATGGTTTTTACTTGACCGCCTGAACGGGCTACAACAATGTGGGATTTGGTTGGGTGTCCGGGTGTCCGTTTCGGCTTGTTGTAGCCTGATACTCCTGCACGTGCCAGTCGGGGGTCTGCTTTCTTAGCGGCCATTGCTGTTCCTTGCTTTGCGGCCAGCAGCCTTGGCTGCAGGCGTGTTGGGTACAAACTGTTTACCAGCCCTAGTGCCTTCACGCTTCTTACGGCTAGTTGCTGCATATTCAGCGGATGACAACGACTTGATGGCTTTCTTTGGGAGGTACCGTTCCCCTGTTGCTTTGGGTCCCTGAGTTGATGGTTTACCCGACTTGGTTCCCCAGTCCTCCTCAGTCCACTTACTTAGCGACTTTTGTGATGCTGATTTGGGGCCGCTGTAGCCACCGCCAGCCTTCTTGTACTTTTGTGCCAGAAGTTGTGCTTTTCGGGCTGACCATTGGCCGGGGCGACCGCCGTCGCCTCCAGCCATGACCTGCTTCTTCAACCGCTCCCGCAGAGCGGGGTTGCTGTAGTTACTTGGCACGCTTGGGTCCGTATTCGCGGCGGCGTTCAGCCGCGCTTTCCGTCTTCTCGTGACCTTTGCCGTACTTTACTTTGACACCCTTCTTGGCGGCAGCCTTTTTGGCAGCCGCCATCCCCTTGGGCGTGTACGCGTAATGCTTTGAACCAACCTTAGGCATGTGATGTTTACCCTTTCTTTCGGGCCTTGTGATGTTATCACCGGCCCTCAAACAGTTTTCTTGCAACCCCCCCTATAGTCCCCCCCTTTGTAACATCGGGTGACAAACCCGATAATCTACATGAACGAAAACATCACAACCCTCACACAGGAACAGCAACGCTACCTAGACTGGCTATGTACCGCGCCAGCGGAGCGTCAGCCATCACTAAAGAAAGACATGGCTGATGCTCTTGGGGTGGACGTCACAACGTTGCGGCGTTGGGAGAAGAAACCGTTCTTTAAGGATGAGTGGCAGAAGCGGGTTGATGACATTCAGGGGTCGCCTGAGCGGACGCAAGCCTTGTTGGACACTTTGTACAAGAAGGCTTTGGATGGGGACACGAAGTCTGCCCAGTTGTATTTGCAGGCTACGAACCGTATGGCTCCGCCTACGGTTGAGATTAAGTCTGACCGTAAGGCCGCTGATTTGTCTGATGACGAGTTGGACCAGTTGATTGGGGCTATGGCTGCACGTGAGAAGCAGCAGCGTTCCTTTAGGGTTGTGTCGTGAACATTATTGAATGTGAGCGGTGTGGTGAGGAGTATCCACAAAACTGGGGTTCTTGTCCATTTTGTGAGACTGGGGAACGCCCACCCCTAGGACATTTCAGGGGGTCTGATGAGGAAACTTAGTCCGGTCAAAATGTTGACCAATATCTTGACCATAATCTTGACCATGATTCTGGTCACTGCCTGCGGCGACCGCTACAGGGCGCCAGAGTGTGTGCGCACCAAGAACAAGGCTTTGTCTGCCCAACCTAGTGATGTGACGGTTGGCTGTGCGCAACCGTAAACGTTACACGTCCGAAGAACTAGATTCCAGACTGCAGTTCGCCGTCGGTGTGACGCTGTGTGTCGGGCTGTTGACCCTGCTGCTGTCCAGCCTGTACGGGTTGCTGTTTGTTTATCAGGGCGACTCGTTGTCGCCTGTTGATGCAGAGTTTTTCAAATTGATGAATCCCATCGCCATGTTCCTAACGGGAACATTGGCTGGGATTATGGCATCCAAGGGTCTCCCTAGGAAGAAAGATGGTTCCGATGACGTGGACGGCTGACCAAATACTGATTGAACTTAGGGCTGTGTACGGGGCAGATTTGTCGTTTGCTGACTGTTGGGCACGGTGGAAAGCGGACAATCCGGACTATGCGGATGTGACGGCGTGGTCGTGGTACGTTACAAACGGCGCTATTGGTAGTACATACGCTGATGCCGCATACGACTACTGGCACACTTTGGCCGTCACAACTCAGATTCTTACTGAGGGTGGGGACCATATGGCCACAGAGTTGAATGAGCATCTCGCAATCGAAAGTTAGGTTTAAATGGCCAACGTAAAGATTTCTGCCCTGCCTGCCGCCACTAGTGTGGCTGCGGCTGACGTGCTGCCCATTGTTCAGTCTGCTACGACCAAAAAGGCGACGTTTACTGACGTCGCTGGTGCTGTTGGTGGTGTGCGTGTGTATGCGTCTGCTGCGGCACGGAACTCGGCTATTGCTAGCCCTGCCGAAGGGATGATGGTTTATCTCACAGACGTAAATGTTTTGCAGATTTACACTGGTACAGGATGGTGCACAGTCACGCCACAAGGCGCAAACAACAACACCGCATACACGTATAACCCAGCGGATGTTGGCAACAACTTTTATGGACCCGGTGGAAATGCAACCGTAACAGTTGCAACAGGAACGTCTGCTTTGATTACCGTTGGTGCAATGGTGTACGCACCGTCCACCCGCCAATGGTCAGTTGGCGTAGAAATCTCTGGTGCTTCTTCGATAAGCGCAACGGACGAATTTGCTGCTTACCACCAGTCAGCCGGATACACAAGTACTGCTTCTGTTTCTTTTGTTAGAAGTGGTTTGACTGCCGGAAACAATACTTTTAAGGTTGTGGTAAAGGGAGCCGATGGAAGTTACGCACAAACTGTGTACAGACATTGGATTACGGTTACTGGAATTCCTTCGTAAGATAAATTTATGGAACTGACAGACCTTCTCAACGAGAAGGAATGGCGACTGTGCAAAGGCCCAGAAAACGCCACAACACAGGAACTGGTCGATGCATTTAATTATTTCTGCACTAATTACTGGTATATTAAGCACCCTGAAAAAGGACGCATTAAATTTGAGATGCGAGAGGCGCAACTATCTACGGTAGAGTCGTGGATTGAAAACCGCTACACCATTGTTCTGAAGGCACGCCAGATTGGATTCTCCACTCTGGCCGCAGCCTTCGTCTTCTGGGAAACATTCTTCTGGAAAGACCGCTTCATCATCATGCTAAGTAGAACTGAGCGTGAAGCGATGAAACTGTTGATGAAATCCAAGTACGGGTTCAAGTTTCTGCCCAAATGGATGATTCTCAGGGGTCCATCGATTATCGACAACAACCAACTCAAGATGTCGTTCTCTAACGAGTCGGCTATCGAGTCGCTTCCTAGCGGTAATGACCCTGCCCGTGGTGAGTCTGTTTATCGTGTGGTGATTGACGAAATGGCGTTCTTGCCGAACTCTGAGGAGGCATGGGCGTCTATTGAGCCGATTGCTGACGTTGGCGGTCGTGTCATCTGTCTCAGCACCGCTAACGGCGAGGGAAACATTTTCCATGAACTGTGGGTTGGTTCCCAAACTGGGACCAACCTGTTTAAGGGAATCTTTTTCCCGTGGTCTGCCGGAGACCGTGACGATGACTGGTATGAGGCGAAGCGCCGCCAGTTGCCTGACTGGCAGTTGGCGCAGGAATACCCGTCTGACCCTGATGAGGCGTTTATTCGGTCAGGTCGTCCGGTATTTGATATTGAGGCGCTTAGGGCTTATGAAACTACTGAGCCGAAGCGAGGGTATCTTCACAGGCTCGGTCCGAAGAACCTTGAGTTTCGTCGGGATGGCGGTGAGTTGGCGGTTTGGGAGTTTCCAGACCTGTCGGCTGTGTACTGTATTGGGGCGGACGTCGCTGAAGGTTTGGGTCATGGAGACTATAGTTCTGCTCATGTAATTAATGCATATACGCACGAAGTGGTCGCCCACTGGCACGGATACATCGACCCGGACCTGTTCGGGGAGGCTGTTCTGGCTAATTTGGGCTGGTGGTACAACACGGCTTTGATGGGTGTCGAATCCAACAACCACGGCCTGACAACTCTGAAGGCGTTGCAGCGGTCTGGGTATAAGAATATTTACCGCCAGCGTAGGCTTGCCCAAAGGTCGCCTGAGCCTACGGAGATTTTGGGTTGGCGTACGACCGCAGCGTCGAAGCCGCTGGCGATTGACGAACTGCAGGCTTCTATACGTGATAACGACATTGGCATCTTTTGTGATAAAACTATTGCTGAACTGCGGACGTTTGTTCGTGAATCGAATGGCAAGACTCACGGGTCGCCTCACGACGACCGCGTGATGTCGCTGGCTATTGCGAACCAGATGCTCAAGTATGTTTGGCTACCTGAGTATCAGGTGGCTGGGGAAGCCCCGAAGGGTTCTTTGGCTTGGTGGGAAGGCCACATCGCCACCTTTAGGCCTGACAAGTTTGTTTTGGGGTCGTTTGGGGTTCGTAACCGCGACTAGGTGACAGACTTGGGGAATATTAATGAACCTTTTCACCTGCACTACATGCGGCTCACAGTTTGAGCACGAAGAACTGCCCCGACGCGGGGCAATCTGTTTCAAATGCCACATCAAAGGCATCCGTATTGGCTTTACCCATGGGCAAGAAGATTTCCATGGGCCTACGATTCGTGAACGCCAGTTGAAGCAAGAGGCCGACGCCGCCGCTGGCGGCATCAAGGCCGAACCTGTGGGAAGCCGGTGGGTGTGACGTGAACTGGTGGGTACCGCTGCTGGTAGCAGTCATCACAGGCCCTGTTGTGGTGCTGTTGCAAATGCTGAGAAACGAGAACACCAATCAGCATGCGGAATCTAGGGAATTGCTACATCACATGATTATCAAAGTTGATGATATCCATGATGATGTGAATGAATTGAAAGACGATTTTAGACAACACATTAAGGATGGTCATGGTAATCAAGTTGGATGATAAGACGAAAGCGTTGGTTGCTAGTTATGTTCGCTCGGCGGTTGGTGCTGGACTTGCTGTTTATGCTAGTGGTGTGCGTGATGTACGCGGCATTCTTAGTGCTGCTGGGGCTTCTGTGGTTCCACCACTTCTGCGTTGGGTTAACAAGGCTGACACGGCGTTTGGGCGGGGCAGCAAGTAAATATGGCACGTCTGTCTAATAAGGACCTGCTGGGTCGATACCGTTCTAAACTGGCGCAATCTAAGCGTTGGCGCAAGAACGAAGAGTACGACGATATTTGGCGTCGTATGATTGACATGTATCGTGGAAAGCATTACGACAACCTGAGTGACGAAGACCGCACTTTGGTCAACATGGCGTTTTCAACCATCAACGTTATTGGTCCCAGCGTTTCGGTTAACTATCCGAAGATTACGGTGAATGCGCGTCGCCCTGAAGATGGCGACCGTGCGACCGTGACCGAGGCGATTGTGAACTATTGGTGGCGGCACTATGGGTGCCAGCCACAGTTCCGTAAAGCGGTCAAAGACAAACTGATTATTGGCCACGGTTGGGTTAAGACCGGTTACCGTTTTGTTGAGGAAGAGAAGGTTGCTGAACGCGACCCGAATGTTGAACACAATGACGTGTTGGACATTGAGGGCGAAACAAACGTTGAAACCGAAATGGTTATCGTGGAGGACCGCCCGTTTGTAGAGCGTATTTCCCCATTCGACGTCTATGTTGACCCTGATGGCACCAGCATGGATGACATCAAGTGGATTGCCCAACGAGTTAAGCGTCCTCTGGCGGATGTCCGTAACGACAAGCGTTACAACAGCAATGCGCGAGCCGAGGTTCAGCCAACCCAGTACTCCAAGTACGGTTTGGATGGCCAGCAACCAAAACAGTCTTACACGAAAGAAGATTCTTTTGTGGAAGTTTGGGAGTTCTACGACATTCCCAAGGGGACAATGTGCATCTTTGCGGAAGGTTCAGACAAGTTTCTTGTCCAGCCAACCAAGATTCCGTTTGCGTTCGGTCACCCGTTTGTGATGTTGAGAAACTATGAGGTTCCTGAGCATTTTTATCCGTTGGGCGAACTGGAAGCCATCGAAGGCCTTCAGCATGAACTAAACGAGACACGTACCCAGATGATGAACCACCGCAAGCGGTTCTCTCGCAAATGGCTGTACAAGGAGTCGGCGTTCGACCCTGATGGTCGAGCGATGCTGGAATCGGATGAGGATAACGTTTTGGTTCCTGTTGTGGGCGATGAGCCGCTTGGCGGCGTCATCACCCCAATGCCTGCCGTCATCAACCCGCCCGAGTTTTACAACCAGTCGAGCCTGATTGCAGGCGACATGGACCGAGTGTCTGGCGTGTCGGACTATATGCGTGGTGCGATGCCTGAGATTCGTCGTACGGCAACTGAGGCTGCGATTGCGCAGGACGCCAGTAATGCGCGTGCAGCCGACAAGTTGGCGATTATTGAACTCGAGATTGCTGCCTGTGCAGGTCGTTTGGTGGCTTTGGCACAGCAGTACATGACTGGTCAGCAGGTTGCCCGTGTTGTTGGTTCTAATGCGATTCCGTTGTGGGTTCAGTTTGACCGTGACTATATTGCCGGTGAGTTCGATTTTGAAGTTGAGGGTGGTTCTACCCAGCCTGTGAACGAATCGTTCCGCCGTCAAATGGCGTTGCAGATGGTTGACGCTATGGCTCCCTTTGCGCAGGCTGGGGTTATCGACATGGGCGCTTTGGCACGTCACGTCCTGCAGTTTGGTTTTGGTATCAAGACGCCTGAGGCGTTCTTGGCTGCGCCTGCGCCACAGCAGGTTCCGCAGGGCCAGCCGATGCCTGAGCAGATGGGTGGTGGCATGCCGCCGCAGGGCGGTTTGCCACCTGAACTGATGCAGGCTTTGGGTGCTGGTGGGGAAATGGTTCCGCCCGAACAGCCTGTCTAGGTTACAAAATAGTTCTATCTATAGGAACAACCAACCAAAAGGATTCCGGTGGAAGACACAATTGAATACGCTGCCCAAGAAGTAGACCCCACTGTTGATGGTGGACAAGTTGAAGATGTTGGGGGTGAAACAGCCGAACAGGCGGAAGTAGATTACTTCGATTGGAACGAGTACGCAGACAAGCGTGTCAAACTGCCCGTTGCAGGAGAAGAAGTCGAAGTTCCTCTTAGCGAGGCTTTGGCTGGGTACCAGCGTCAAGCGGATTATACCCGCAAGACTCAGGAACTTAGCCAGCAGAGACAGGAAGTGCAGTTTGCTGCGGCAATCCAACAGGCGTTGGACAATGACCCGCAGGGAACTATCAAACTTCTGCAAGAACATTACGGTATCAACAATGGTGCTGAGTCTTTTGAAGACGACCCGTTTGCTGACCCGACCGAGAAACAGATTCGGTTGTTGGAGACGCGAATTAAGTCGTTTGAGGAAGCGCAGGCGCTTCAGCAGTTGGAACGTAATCTTGGTTTTCTGCAAGAGAAGTATGGTGAGGATTTCGACCCGAACGAAGTGGTTGCACAGGCTTTGGCTGTCGGAAGCAATGACCTAGAAGGCGTTTACAAGCAGATTGCGTTTGACCGTATGATGAGCAAGAATTTGGCCAACCAGCAGGTTGCACAAAAGAAGGCCGCAGACGAGCAGCGTATTGTCGAGCAGAAGCGTCAGACAGGGATTGTTTCTGGGGCTACCAGTGCGGCTAGTGCGGGAGTGTCGGATGCGCCTGTTTCTTCACTCAGGGATGCTTTCGATTTGGCTAAACGCCAACTCGGAATCTCCTAACATTACAACAACTACATCTAGTCCTTAGGAGGATTCAAAATGGCTGGTAACGCTAACTTTGATGCGCTGCTTTCTACTACCCTTGCGAACTATCGCAACCAACTCACTGACAACGTGTTCACCGCACGTCCGCTTACGTACATGCTCATGGAAAAGGGCCGTATCCGTATGCTTAACGGCGGTACAAAGATTGTTGAGCCGCTGATTTATGGTCAGAACTCGACTGTCGCCTCGTACTCGGGTTACGACACGATTTCGCTGACCGCACAGGACGGCATTTCGGCCGCCGAATACGATTGGAAGCAGTACGCTGCGTCCATCGCTATCTCCGGTATTGAAGAGGCGAAGAACAACGGTGAGCAGGAAATCATCAACCTGCTTGAAGCCAAGATTATGCAGGCTGAGGAGTCGATGCGTGAAGGTTTCAACCAGATGTTCTTCGGTGACGGCACCGGCAACTCGGGCAAGAACTGGAACGGCCTTGGCAACATTGTTGAGTCGGGTAACACCGTTGGTGGAATCAACTCGGCTAGCGGTCAGGGTAACGACTGGTGGCGTTCGTATGAAGAGAACACCGCTGGCGCGCTCACACTCGCCCAGATGGCCACGGCATACAACAGCACCTCGGTTGGTAACGACCACATCGACACGGTTCTGACCACTCAGACCCTGTTCGAGAAGTATGAGGCGCTGCTCCAGCCGCAACTCCGTTACACCGACACCAAGACTGCAGATGCTGGTTTCCAGAACCTGCTGTTCAAGTCGGCTCCCGTGATGTACGATGTCCACTGTACTGCTGGTGTGATGTACTTCCTGAACACGAAGTACCTGACGCTGGTTGGTCACTCGGGCAAGTGGTTCACGCAGACCGAGTTTGTCCGTCCCGAGAACCTTGATGCTCGCTACGCGCTCATCATGTGCTACGGTAACCTGACCTGCCGCAACCGTGCGAAGCAGGGCAAGTTGACGGCCAAGACCGCCTAATAGGACCTAAATCTGTCCGAACGGCATTCCAGTGGGGGGACGGGGATAAAAGCCTCGTCCCCCCAACCGGTTTCTAGAACAAGTATTTGATTGGAGTTTATTATGGCAGCAAAGAAGAAGCCTGCAGGTTCTAAGCCTTTTGCTGGCGCGAAGGGCGCTAAGGGCCGCAAGCCTCGTCCTGAAATGACTGAAGGAAAAACATCGACAACAGGAAGAAATGTCAAAATAAACAATGGTCGCAGATTTGATGTTTCCATTTATGGCTCTACTGCTGAAACAACAAGGGCATATCCTCGTACTAAGTCGTTTACTCGCGCTGAACAAGAAGAAGCAATCCGCAAGGCTCTTGCAACCACTAGGAAAGAGTCATCGAAGAAGTTGGGTGGCTTGGATTACGGAACGGATTTGTATCAGATTTCTCCGAATAAGCGTAAAGCCGCAAATAAGGGTAAGAAAAAGTAGTTTTCTGTGGGGTGACAAAATCCCCTTATAGTGATGACTACAAGCAAAACCTCTAAACCCGCCCACGCCATGTACGGGGCACCTGTTTCCGCTATTCGACCCGCCTCCGCAGCCGCTGGAGCGCGGGTCGCAGCGGGTTCAGGCCCATATCTGGGTCGCCAACGTTGTGTCGCCAACGGTGACACTTGTGAGGGGCCGCAGGCCCGTGGCACAGAATATTGCATCGGCCATCTTCGGTCTGTCGAGAAAGGACGTGACGTCGCTTGAGCACTAGCACGGAACTTGTTACTTTGGTGCGTGACATCATCGACTTGGAGGAGGCAGACCTGCCGACCTCTCTGGTTCGCACGTACCTGAGGGACGGGTATGACCGTGTTATCAATCTGGAACGGCGTTGGCCGTTCTTCCAAGTGACGTACACTTTCAACACCACAGCGAACGTTCGTGACTACCCGATTTCGGGTATCGGTTCAGGCGATTTGCGTGAGGCGACCAGTTTGGTGGATACCAGTATGGCTGGTAACCGTTTGCGGCTCATCAGCCCGGATGAGGCTGAGGCTGTGTGGGTTGGCGGTTTGGACCAACCGAGCCGTCCCCTGTTTTTCACGTTTTGGGGTAGTAATCTGAGTTTGTATCCGAAGCCTGAGACAGTTTATCCGATGAAGGTTCGTGGTTATCGTAAGGCTACGTATACGTGGGTTACGGATGGTGTTTCGCAGGTTGATTGTGATGAGCGTCTGCATACGGCGTTGGCGTATTATGCGTTGTCTAAGGCGTATGAGCGTCAGGAGGACCCTGAGATGTCTGGGGTTTATAAGCGGACGTTTGAGGAGGCTGTGTCGTTGGCGCGGACGGAGATTATGCGTTCGTCTGCGCATCGTCCGATGGTGTTGTCTGGTGGGCGTCCGTATCCGTCGATGAACCGTTGGTTGCAGGACCTTGGGCGGACTTTGGGGCAACCGTAATGGCAACGTTGGAGTTGTTGCGTGTCGATGATTTTACTGGCGGTTTGAACCTTAGGGCTGACCAGTTTCAGTTGGCTCCTAATGAGTCGCCACGAATGTTGAATGTGGAGATTGACCCGCGTGGTGGCGTGTTTTCTCGTGGTGGGATGCGCCGTATCACGTCGCAGCCCATTGTGGGCGGGAACATCATCACAGAGGGGAACGATACGCTGCAGTTGGAGTCTGGCGATTTGTTTACGCCTGAAACAATCTCCGATTGGACTCCAGAAGTTTTGTTTCCGTTTGAGGGTATCGCTAACTATTTGATGTTGAGCACTGGGGCTTCTGGTGCCACGGACGGCAACGTTTACTATAGTACGGGTTCCGATTTTACCAGTTTGGCTGTGCCTGTGAAGAATGAGCATGGGTGTGGTTTTGCTGAGTGGGGCGATTTCTTGTTTATGACACCGGGGCTTGGCGCCCAGTGTCGCAGGTGGAATGGCACAACGTTGACTACGTTGAACTCGACTAGTGATGCGACTGGTGGTATTTATACGGCGTGGGGTGCGGCCGCTGACCACATGCCGCAGTCACGTCATATTTTGACGCATGCTGGTAAAACGTTTGTGGCGTACACACGTGAGTTTAATGGTACTGGCGGTTCGTACACAGATTATCCAAACCGCATCAGGTGGTCGGACGAGAACGCGCCGACGCGTTGGACTTCGGCAAACTATATTGACATTAACGATGGCGGGACTGGTATCACGGCAATCGCATCGTTCAACGGTACATTGCTGGTCTTTAAGGCTACTAGCGTGTATGCAATCTACGGTTACAACTCGGACACGTTTCAGGTTGTGGAGTTGTCGAAGCGTGTGGGGACGATTACGTCGCATTCCGTTGCAACAACGGAACGCGGCGTCTACTTCTTCTCTTGGCCTGACGGCCTGTTTGTTTACACAGGTTCTTCTATCTTGGATTTGTTTGAACCGATTCGCCCGATTA